TAACTCTTCTGGTGGTGAGTACTTCAACCCTGCATTTGTGTAGTCATCCCAATAAGGCAACCGGTATCTGAAAAAGTTGTTATCGTCCCCGCCGCCCCGTGCAACAGTGGTTCCACCAAGGATAGGGATGCCGTTGGGTACAGGAACAATCCCCGCTTCTGGGTCAGTGCCTAACCGTACCTGACCTCCAGCGGGATTGGCTGTGTCATACGGCCACGGTAACGGAGAACCTCCCTTGGGGGGAGGGAAATCGGAGCTAAACAAACCGGTGTGGATCTCTCTCAGATCAAACTGTCCTGTGGCCTGCCCTGGAAACGAAAATGGATCGTATGGATATCCGGGGAACCCTCCCTCAGCACCCACTGAAAAAATCCCACCGGGAAGGCCATCTAAACCATCGAGTAAACCACCACCTAACAAAAGAGCCGCCGCACAGCGATCTGTCAGCGGTTGGGCCAGAAATTCGGGCCAACCACCATTAGGGGGCCAATGCAAAAGAGCCAAAACACCTCGATCTGCCGGAAATACTACGCCAGAAACAACCACAGGTCGGTTCGGTGCAATAAACTCCATGACCCTGGCTGTTTTGACAAGATCAGTCCCGGCCCTTGTAAAAGCACCTGCGTACGTGTCACCAGGCCCACCGCCATCGTAGGGAATGTCTGTGACATTGAATATGGGATCTGTGGCTGGATCACCACCACCCTGATCTTGCAGGGGGCCATGTGTACCCTCTGGTGTGAACGGCGGGTATTCCTGCGCTGGATGGGGCGGGTACCAATAGTAGGGATAGATCTCGCTATCGGCGTTCCCGGTTTGCCAGAAAACAAAACCGCCACGAGTGTCCAGAGGGGATTCGTTCAACTTCAAAACACCCCAGTCAGGGATACCCGAAACCTCAACAAACTTAGACCATCGCCCAACAACTGGGGGCATCGGTGGTATTAGGGCGGCAAGTTCATCTAAGGCAGCGTTTACATCTTCACCCAGATAAAGTGGCGGGTATGGATCGATTGAGATGGTGGCTGCCGGGTGGGCGTTCTTGGGGTAGTTCACATGGGCCTTTAGACCTGGCGCACCACCCTCAAGCCCGTCAATAGCTGTGACCTCTGCTTCGGGGCTATCTCCCAACCAACCAACTGTCGGGGTGGTTGAGACAGTGTTAATCGTAAGATTACCCTTGTCGGGGGTTCTTTTACCCGCACCAGCCCGAATATTACCTGGATTACCCTTACGTGGCATTGGTTATCTCTTTATCCATTTGATGATTGCTTCTTCAAGGGCACTTAGCAGTAAGTATCGGCGCAGGGCCACGTCCTTTTTGGTAGATCCCATCTTGAGTGTTTCCCACATCAAGGGGTCGATCCGGTTGGAAGCGTCCATTTTTTCTTTGAGCGTCATTTGTTTGATTTTGACAACATCTTCTGGGAAAAGAAACTTTTCGAGTTTTTCTTTGTATGGCCGAATCTTCTCAAGCGCATACCGAACAGACTCCTTGACTGGGACGCCCTGCCACAAATAGTACAGTACGGCCAATACTGCGACCACTACCGGTTTTGCCCACTTCACGCCATCAGCAACTGCACGTACAAAAAGCGCCTTGACATCAAACGGGATGCCCTGAATTGTTGCAAGCATCGTCATGGGATCAAGCCCCATAAAATCAATAGCTTCTTTAGTTTGGTTGTCAGATTCCTTCGCCAACAGGGGAAGTAGATCCTCGCGAAATTTTGGCTGCTCGTAGGCCAACCGGATGATTTTTTTCCTCAGTTCAGACATTTATCGGCCACTCCTAACATTTGTAATAGTTGATCTGGTCTGTGACCAAAGCCAAAGACACAACCTTTTCAAGATAATTGAGGGCGTCCCCTGGAACATCATGTGCCTTTGCGCCACGACGCCGGATAGCTTCATAGAGAGCCATCAACTTGGGGGCGGCATCTGACTGGAACTCCTGATAAAGAATCAAACGATATAGCTGTGGGTGGCGTTTCTTCACATCCTCGCGGCTACCCTTCATAAAGTTTAGTAGGCGATTCCTTTCAGAAAGAAGATCACTACAGTCCTCACCGTCAAAAATGAATCGGGCTACCGCACTAAGAATCCGAACTACCGCTTTCCAGACCTCACGGCCTGCATTAGCCAAAAACGCCAAGATCGCTCTCAAATTTTTCACGAAAGGGGAGTCCCTGAACTTAGGTGATTTTTTTGATAGCGTGTTCACCAGTTGAGATACACCAGCACCAGCTTCACGATGATTCCCTGCACAAATAGTACGCAGATCACTTTCAATCAACAAAGGGAGTAGCTCGGAGCGCAAATCTGGGTTGGCATAGGCCAAACGAATAACCCTAGCTCTCAGATCCATTTCAACCTCCCGATGCCATCAATATGCCACGGGTTTTGTAAACACCCGCGCAAGTCCGGTTGCCTGTGTCAATAAAGCGAACAATGTTCTCGTCATCGACCACGTATAGGTTGTTGAATACGACCAACACAATCTCGCCTTCCCTGAACAACATCCCACCTTGAGTCCCAACGGCTTCCTCAGCTACCCTAGCAAGCATCGAGGTAAACGTCTTATGCCTGACAGGGCCTGACAGCGTCTGCGCTGCCGCTGTTGGCCGATAGGCGTTCTCATCTGTATATGGATAATAGGCTCGAAATTCAGCATCCTTGACTGGGAATTGGCCCGCAGCGGCCCCACCAAGGGACAAACGAGTTGTTTTATCAATTTGCACAAAACTATGCAAAGACAACAAACCTGTCTGCGCCTCAAAGTCATCGACGGAGGTTTCAGCAATCGCGGCAAAGAACCACTCAAAGGTCGTCCCTGCGATGAAACTGGGATCTGGCGGCGTACCGTCATTCACAGGGATCTGATCTAATGGTGCAATATATGGGAAAGGCAGTTCCACAGAACCCATCCCAACCTGGCCAGTCCAAATGTGATCTGCGGCACTCAACGGATCAACACGCAAGATCGTAGGGATCGTACCATCTGCCGTGTTGATGATGTTCCCTTCCTTAACCCCGGCAGTTTGAGGGGCGTTGGTTCGGAAATAGTTGGCAATCTGATAGCCACCACCCGCTGGGCCGTAATTGGGGATTGGGTCTTGGGCCCAATAGGTAATCTCAGCCAAGGTTTGCCCCATCCCAGACAAAAACTCAGCACCGATGATCTTGACCATTCGAGAGCTACTTCCGAACTCTGTGTTGACTAGATCAGGTGTTTTCGCGGTAGCCGTTTCAACATCTTCAATGGTGATGCCGTGTGTGGCACTGCCATAGACGCGCCGTGGGAAATGCAAAGTCTGCCTATCTCGGCTGACAATCTGTTCAATAATTGTTGTACCAACTGGACTCGCGGGGGTGTTACGATCACCGGCCACATATTGATTGGTGACTTCTCGGAATCCCTCTCGATATCCGTAAAGCACGATATCATTGGAGTCCAACGGTTTCTGTGTCGCATCGTTTTCAATCAAGGGGCCGTGTTTCCAAGCCGCGACGGTCGTATCTGGGACAACCTCTTCATCTGGAGTATCGGTTAGCCCAGCGCCCAAGGGGTACGTGACTTCAAGCTCCACAAATATTCTGCGTGGTGATGCAGTATCTGGCGGCGCTGGCGGCACAGCCTGGCCCACCAAAATATACGGAGCCACATCCAAGCCACCTGTGACACTTTCCTGATTGACATCTAGCTGGATTACCAAATGCGATGTGCCGATACCTGTGACCAGCTTGGGCTCGACACGCTGATCTATGATGTGATCCCAATTCCCATCGTCATGGTAAAGCGACAAGACATCGGAGATGGTAGTACCTGCCGGGAGAAACGTAAACACATCGGTTGCTGGTAAACCAAGCCCACTAGACGCCCAGGGGCCGCCTTGAAAAAGTGTTCCCTGTGTGGTGGCGTCCAACTGTGATAAGTCCAAGTGCAATTCGTCGTTTTCATACCAAGTCCCTGTTGTTATGGGGGTTCCTGGGGGATCTTCGGCCTTGACCACGTACTTGCCAAGGTTCTCTAGGCCAGGAGCCACAGGACCGCCCTGAGCAATCGCTGTAGGTCTGTCTCCCGGATAAAAAGCCAGAACGACCTTTTCCACCACAGGCTGATCGCCAAACCGCCTGGCAAAATGATCAAAATTACGGATGGTTTCCCCACGTGATGTGTTACCAGACGCTGGAGGATTTCCGCCAAGTGCCGCCTCTCGGCCAATCTCATTACACACCAACGGTAACGGCGACACATCACCAGACCCACCGCCAAGCTCTTGTTTGGAAGCCGTATCGATGGCCCATGTTCTGGTTTGCCCATCAAGTAGGCTTTGGATCTGGTACTGGTGCTCCGCAGACAAGTCCACCCCGGTCATGGATGTGTGTTTTCGTAGATCTAACAAGTTTGCAGCAACAACTTCGTCGGCATATCCCTTGTCGGGTCTATCAGATAATCCAGCGGGAATAGCCCCTAGAACACCAGTGTACCCTACGTGTGTAGACATGGGGCCGCCGTTGGTGTTGAGGCGCGGGTCAAAGCCCTTGATCGCGGCAGTGGGATCAGAACAATCATTATGTCGAAACACAAAGGAAATGGGGATGGCATACACAAAACCATCCAGGGTTCCCAAAGCTGTCGATGCCGCCGAAGACCCGTCTCCCGCTATATACAACCCCCCATCAACCACCCCGTAGTTCGGGGCGCTACTGCTCATCCAAGTAGCTGCGTTGTTTGCAGGAACAAACGGGTATGATCCCACAGGGGCAGCCTGACCGCCCTGGGCATAGATCGGGTTTGTTACGTTCGAGAACCCATCTGGGTGATCTTTGAAGTTGACTCCCTCGGCTGTTCCCGTAGTTCGGATGCGGTATTGGATCTGGATGCGCTGGGCTGTTTCCCTGAGCAGAAGGGGGTCCATTATGTCGTCATCAAGCCACGTGTTCATATGGGATTGTGTATTTCCGTGGCGATAGAGCTTATCCGCAGCGGGTTTCCCAGGACGACTTGCACCGCCTGCCAAGGTTGCCCCCGACAATACAAAGGCAACCGGATTGGATGTTGCTAGCGCAATCAAATTACCAGCCGCACCCGGCACTTGAGCGGTGACAGTTACCGTAGCCGTCCCGCCAGCATTGCCAGCAACGGTCACGATATTTGTGTTGATACAAGCTGCCAGGTTGGTTGCCGTGTCGGCGTCTGTTGCCCCAATCAAAAAATCAGTAGGGGCTACAGGGACTAACTTGGCTGTGAGAGGGGTGCCGTCTATTGTTACGGTATCCCCATCACTAGGATTGGATACTTGGATGGTTCCTGTAGCGTGCGGTGACGGTGCAAGCAGTTCCTGCCAAACTTCAAGGAACACAAAGTCTGTACGCTTGATCGTGTTTGGTGTCCCATCGTAGATCTGTGGGGCTTGGAGGGTGACAATGTTGTCCAGCACAGTGTCTGTCCCTGTGAACTCTACAACCAAGGGGAACCCCGCTACCAAAGCCTCTTTCCGGGCCATATGGAAGGCGTTTGCCAAGAAGGATGGGCTACCAACCGAATAAAAAGTGAAGTCATCAAAAACAGAAGGTCGCTGTTGGCTGAGTAGGAACCCGGAAGGCTGACGCTGCAACAGAGATCTGGTTTGGCCAAAAACATCCTGGAGGGCATTTAATTCGCTGTCGAGTATTGGTTTGCCTGATTGGTAAACCACACCTCCGTACGACCGATCGCCTACTAAAGTGTTACGAGACACCGTGTTAGGGGTCGTTCCCGTTAGTGCCGAATAGTGTTTGTCGCGGTCTTGAACTGACATCAGTTATTCCTACAAGGGTCGGAAAAGTTCAATTTGTGTTCCCTTACGGGAGGTTGATCGCCTTACGGTTTTGGTATAAACCCGGGATTTTTTCTACCCGATTTTTTTATGTTCTTACTTTCGCTGTCCTTCTGATTCCTGCAAATGTCTGCTGACGACACGCTGCACTAAACGACCAAATTTTGAGAACTCATCGGACTCTCCGCTACTTTCATCGGGAAGATTATAGTACCGGCGAATCTCTGGGTTGACTTTGACGGTTAGCTTTGTGAGGCTTTTCAGATCACCGTGGTCAATCCCAAAAATAACTTGTTGGGCAAAATCACGATACGCCTCTGCCTGTTGCCGTAGCGCGTACCCCACTTTTGAAACCAACTGGTTTGAAAGACGTTCCATCTCCACCGCCCAAAGCATTGCTTGGTCGTAGTCAGGACCCTGGAGAACGGAGGGTTTTTTCTTGATCACATCCCGCACATCCAAGTACAAAGAGTTGATATCCCTAAAACAAGAAGTCAACACAGCCGATCGTTGCATGGTTCCTACCTTCAAGCGCTCTTTTATTTGAGCGGGTCTTACTTTACGTACAATGTATTGAAACCTGCCTGCGTAAATGTCTGCATCGTCTGGATCAGGCTCCAACTGATTACCTTCTACTAGAACACGATAAATAACCGAATCACCGCCATGCTTTGCTACAGCCTGCTTGGCATAAAATTGTGCAGAACTGTGGCTCCCGTGTGATCGGGCTGTTAAAAAGATGTAGTCTTTGCGCCAACCATAGTTCGATCCTGCCTTACCAGGCACTAAACCATTCTTCTTGATGGCTTCGTCAAACGACGTTGATGTACCGTGGTAGAGCCACACTTTCTTGCCTCTAAGAGCCTCAAGAGGGGGCGGGTCATACGAATCTATTGCTACCCCTTGCCCCTCGTACTTAAGGCGCTCAGTTTCCTCTTGGTGGTCTTTTTCGCGTGTCTTCAACGCTTCGGGCATCCGACTCTGTACCTGGGCGTACAAACTGTTGACGTACTCTTCGGCTTCAGGATCTCCTGCAAGGCCCTCAAGGGAGCGCCAACGTGGGGTACTCATGGACTTAGGGTTGACAAGAACCCAAAGATCTTGGTCGTGGTAAATCTTTTTGAGGGCCTCCAGCTTATCGCGATATTTTGCCGATCCGACCTTCATGAGATGATCCTGTCAATCGATACTACGTTTTTGGGGGCAACTCGGTATTCGTGCATGGACGGGAGGTAGCTTATGTTGGGGTCAGTCATATTCACGGAACACACCAAAACACCAACATCACGTGGACTCATACCTTTGAATTTCTGCATGAGGGCTTCCATATCACCAAAGAACAGAGGGTTGTATCGTGTCCCCTTCTCGGCGTAATACGTCAAGTAGATACGATATAGCTCCATGACGTGATCTTTCCGCTTCAGATCAAGATCGCCCTTGATGCCTCTAAAGGTATCCAGCACACGATCACGTATGCCAGCCCGTTTGGCCCAATCCAAAATATGGTCTGCCCTGACCTGGCCCTTGGCTACCAAGATCGCCTCACGCAGCGTCCTCATAATCTCCTTGGCAACATATAGATCACTTGTAAACGAGATTGCAGGTTTCCCGGACTTGTCTGTTTGTGATCCACCAAGGCCCTCCATCTTAGGTACTGTCGGGCTAAACCCACTGGAATATAGTTGCCGCGCCCTAACCGAAGTATGGTATAGCGTTTCGATGCTCTCTGATGGCGGCCTGGCATCATCGCTTCGTTCCCACCCTGTCAGGTAGAGCCGTACTAGCTCATCGAGTTTGGGTTTGGCCTCTTGGGTGATCTCCTTGGCTTGTTCGATCAGGGATACTAAACGGAACAGGTTGTCAGAAAATCCTTTGGGCAAACCATCCTCAACATAGTAGCGTTCTTGATCTTGAGCGAACCCACGTAGTTCAGAAGCCTTATCATTAACGTCTCGGAGAACATAATTCACATGGCCTGTGTTTAGATCGTTTTGAAAAAACTTCAATGAATTCTGGAGATGGCCCCACCACTGACGACGATCATAAGAACTTGACTCTTCCTTGTTGGCCCAATCAAGTTCAGTAACAAACCCCTCCACATTTTGGAGCAATCCGTCTAACGAACCCTTTGACCAATCGTCACCGGTAAAAAGGCGTTTGAGATCTTCTATGCCGATCCACAGGGGCGAGTCTTGGAAAAACTCATCCGTGATTTGTTTGCCGCCACTCGTCAGCGGACGCTCCAACTTCTTGGCCTCTTGGATCACTTTTCGTAATCGTTTAATCCAATTGTTGAAGTACTGCTGTGGCCTCCGGGGAGGGTGCTGAATTATCCCCCTTTTTTCCAGGTACCGGGAAACCACACGCATCGCTGATCTACGCACTTGCATTAGAACGTAAGTCTCCAAGTTAAAATAAGATTTGCTGTAGCTGGTTTACTTACGACGCCAAACGTGGAGTCGTTAATCAAAATGTCATACGGTGTGATATCCAGCGTGGCATCGTAGGTTGGGAAGTTGTTGGGGTTAGGGTTCAAGATCGTTGGGTTTGATGAGATTGGCGAGATTAGGCCCATCTCGTTCAAGGCACCAACGGCTTCTGACGGCCCGAACGTAGTTGTCAGATCAACCACATTGGTTGGGTAGGCCACAGCCACACCGGTAGAGTCTCTAAATGAAGTTGATGAGAACGTCTTGCGTGCAATTTCAGCGTTGAGTTTGCGTTGCCGATCATCTGGCACATCGGGGCTAAGGAGATTGCCAGTGGCCCCGGTGCCTACTGCCAACATCAAGATCCCAAAGTTGGGTTCTGTATTATCTTTGAACAGCCGGGCAGCCTGGATCGATGCGTCCCTGGTGATTATGTTTTTTTTCTCAAAATAAACAAGTTGTTCACCCGATCTGGCATCCCGCATATCGAAGATAAATTTACCTTCACGGGGTATCATTCCCAGAGCCTTCTCTGTGTTTTGTAAATGCAGGGCCATCGCCAACTGTTCTCTTGGCTGGGGCATTTTTTCTCTGTATTTGGTCATCTCAGCCCTCCGGCTTCGTGTTCTACTATCTTGTCTCTATAGATAGATTAGCCACTACCATTCCTTTTTAAGCACCACAACTCCACCATCGATCATGATCATCTGCACACTCTGGTTTAAGCCCATCGTTTGGGTTCCGGGGCGCACTCCAGATGCTTGCTGGTTGGGGAACATGATTTCAGTGCCAGGGGCCACTGGTATAGGCCCCAACACACCATCCTCAAAAGAACCACCGCTGGCCTTGATGTGATCTGGAAACTCGAATGGTTTATTTTTGGGTGCACCAGCTTGGTGTTCTGTAAGTAGTTCCCCCTCCAAACCCATCTCAGAAAGACCATGCTCTGGGAAAGAGCTATCACAGAAAGGCTCAATAAATCCGCGCACACCACCGTTATCTACGTCAAAGAACGCCATGTTCTCGTAAACAGTCGTATCTCGATCTTCAAACTCAACTTGTTGGTAGGGGGTGTTGTCAATAAAGTCTCCGTCAGGATCAGTAACAACACTGCCAAACACAACTTTTCGCTCAGGATCACTTGTCAAATGCCGCAGATATGCAGGGGTTCCCTCGTTAACCAGTTCTGTACTTGCCAGGAGGGGCTGGCCCTCCAGATAAGTTTTTGTAACAGGCTTACCAGGAGCAAACGTGATATCCACCAGGATGTGATCACCTGAGAAATTGTGGCCGCTCTTGAGGAAGACCGTCTGGGATTCTACCCGAAATGTGAATTGATCTGGGACAAAAACCGTTGACCCATCGGTGATCACGAAAATCCGATTTGCAAATATGTTTGCTGGGATTAGGGACACGGTGGACTGATCTATCGTCCTAACAGTAACCTGTTCTGGGGTAACATCGTTCTCAAGCTCCCCACTGGAAATTACACCATACTGGTTGAAGACCATATAGCGGGGTTCAATGAACTCATCAAACTCTGGCTTGTACACCCGGTAACGAACATAATCCCACCGTTGTTGGGTTATGGATCGTGGATCTAGCGCCCCAAAAGCAACCCCACCAAAAGGATCGGTCGTTGTAGGTAAGGCATCAGAGGAGACATTGATCCAACCGGCAGACGGTTCCGTCATTTTGGTGGCAAAGTCACCCGTATAAAACGGTGGTACAGGCAAATCCGGCCTAAATAACGTTACACCCCACCCTGGATCTTTGCGGAGTCGAAACTCGATATCAGATGACCAGTCCATTGGTTCCACAGAAGCCGTAATCCACCTGTTGGGATCATTGTTGGAATCTGTGCGCGGTAGCTCCCAATTATTGATGTCCGTGGGGTCGCCACCCAACCAAATACCAAGTGTTCGCATAACATTCCAGGGAGGCTGGGACTGGTATGAGACTGAGTGCCACTCGATTGTAGAAGACGTGTCCAGGTAGTTAGAGTTGCCAAAAGACACACGTTTGTTGTCCACCGTGTTACCAAACAAGTTGATATCAACGGTGGGTACTTGAACTTGATCGTCAATTACTAACGTGACTGTGTCGGTCACATCATCCATCAAGACGCGATATGTGTGTTGTGCGCCATCTGTCCAGTCAAAATCGAAATCTTGGATGGGAAACAAGGCCCCAGGTACCGCAACGTCAATTGGATCTACTAAAACCACCTTGGCTGGAATACCAAGGTGTGGTGCCCACAAGGTCAAACCGACAACTTTGGACACCCCCGTAACACCACCACACTCGGCGGCAATATAGATCCCTGTGTCTCCCTGGACTGGATCATACGTGTAGCTCTCAACGGCAAACCGAGCCTCCAGTATTCGAGATCCCACATCGTCAACTAATGCCGCCAACGGCCCGTACACGTTGGTGTAGTAGCTACCTGTGGGGACACTGACCATCAACCTATGTTGACGCACTTCTTCAGACACATCTGTGCTTTGTCCAGAAACCCATCCAGCCTCGCTAGGCTTGTACAAACAAGACAAAGATATCGCTGGCAACCTAATCAGGTTTCTAAAGTTGTACGGCTCCAGGGGGTTCTCTGTATAGAGGAGTGTTGCCAGCCGGATATCGCGTTGGGTGTCCCATATACGCACCGTAGCATCGCCAGAGTCCAACACACCGGACTCAACCTTGAACTTTCCGTCTACATCAGTCATGGTGTCGTGGCGCAAGAATGGCTCGATCCTCTTGTAGCCAAACACTAGATCAAGTGTGTCACTGCCAGATGTGCTCTTCAGCAAGATCTGGTTTCCAGTGCTGTCAACTTCGGCATATCCGAAGTCTTGTGGCTCAAACCACTCGCTGTTGGCATCGTCATCAGGAGTTGCCGTCATTTCAGACGAAACAATATGCCCACGAGAGTTCAATGTTGTTTGGTCTGGCAGCACCCCGTAACGGAAAAATGACCAAAGGCTTGTATTGGTGGCCTCACGGCTTAAAGATCCCCAAAAGATCTGACCACCCCTGGTTGTGTTCAACATCAGGGTCGTGTCAGGTGGGATCGGGAAGTCTGGGGCGCTGTCAAACGTAAGAACTTCGGCAGAAATTGCGCCACCAATAAGCAACTGGGCCAGCGCCTGCTCAGGCTCGACAACCATCCGATATGTTGAGGGGTTGCTGCTCCACAAAATTTCGTAGTGGATCGAGTAATACCGATTGCCCCACCACTGGGGATCTGCTGGGAAAGTACTGATGGTGTCATCTACAGTTACCGTAGATGTACCGTTTGGGAGGTCTACCCTAGTTTTGATGGTATATACCCCAGCTTGTGATCCCGTGAATATCTGAAACCGCGTCCCCACACCGACATCAGTCGGGATATCTGAGGTCTGCGCCGTGTACGTTGTGCTGTTCAAGATCTCAATGGCTGTTGTAGGGCCCACGTCCCACGAAGATATCTCTTGCAAGCGCCCTGGGTCTTTGAGCATCCCAACATGACGCACTCCGTTTACATATAATAATCCTACCAGGTAGAGCCTGCGGTTGTCGTGCATCCCAAAGCTGATCCCGGTATATACCCCATCTACTGTGAATTCAGAAACCTCGAATCGAGCCGCCATCACCACGGATGACGGAAAGGAGAAGTCGGCGTCACGTTGATAGAACGCAGCCTGGCCCGTACCAAACGTCCCGGTTGACTCATCCTTGAGGGTATAGATGCCTGTGACAGCGTCGGCTACCCCTGTATCTGAACCTTCCAGAATCCAGGGGGGATCATCAAATTGCGGATCGCGCACACCCTCAAACGCCTCAGATACTGGAGGAGGCGTTAGCGCAAAGCCACGGACTCTGCTTGAATGGGGGTTCTGGTTAAAGAGCAACGTCGTTGGGTTGTTGAAAGTTGCTGAATACTCACGAACAAGTCCCAAATAGCGGTGGCCGATTAATAGAGGTTGCGGGGTTCCATCTGACCAAGGCCCCATCGTTGCGCTGAATGGGAACCGGGAGGTACTTGTATATCCCTTGGGGAATGCTGGCAGTGTCTGGATCTGCTCGCCGTGCGCAGGGGGGTATGCTGCCATCCCGTCTCGCCGATCCCATTTGTTGAATACCAAACCATCGGTGTTGAACCCTGCAAAGGGGAACACCGGGTTCGCAAACCAAATATAATCTACCTCTACAGTAGTGGTGCCTGGCGGCATGAACGGTATCGGGATGGAAAAGGTGATCTTACCAGTGTAGGGATTCACAGAATCGATCCACGTGTACGCCAAACTGTTGACAAAAACGGCAACATCTTGGGTGGTTGCGGGGGTTGCATCGCCCCAGCCCTTCACCAATGGACCTCGATCTGTATAAAGATGGTCGCTTGCCAAAACCGCAGAGCCAAGAAACATAGAAACAGAACTATGGACAAAATTCCAAGTGTGCCCAAAGATCGTTTCAGTAGACGTTAGATCCACACTGGATAACGAAAAATTGACCACATCAAAATCAGCGGCCAACGTAAATTGTGTCCCTGGATTACCCCCCAAAATAGAAGGGCTTCCTGTAAAAGCCGCTATTAAACCAGACACTAGCGGCGCTCCATCCATCCCAATAGTGTACGTGTCTGCTAGCTGGTTACGCACCACACAAAGTTCAGTAGGCCCCGCCCCCCAATCCGCGTCTACTTGCGCATAGAAGAAGCCACTTTGGACAGTTATTTTTTTAATACCCCCTACCTGCTCAAAGCGCACATCGATTTGGGTCGCCCCATCAGAAAATGAGTACGTGCCTAAATGACCCTCACCTGGAGGCCCAGCGCCCCAAGTACTAGTCCCCCAAGCACCAACACCATATTCTTCAGCGGGGGGGCCAAACGAACCAACTGATACGTCAAAAACAAAAGTATCCCGTACAGTTGATGTCCCTGTGAGTCTACCGGAGGTATCAATAAACCCCCACCCATAAATGCTGCCGCTATTTTTAGACAACAACAAGTGATCTACAACCACAGTTGTTGTCCCCAAACCAAGCTCAACCCCAAGAAACGTAGTACTCGTGCTTGGCAGGTACGTGCCGTCAAAACGAATTGCATCCCCCACACCCACGGTGCTGTCGTACCAGATCGAGGTCATACCCTGAACAGTGAGTTCAACTTTTTTAAGATCACCGGTGTACGGATGCGAAACAGATTGCAAGGTTAACGGAATTGGGAACGCGGGAGGGGTATGTTCAAAACTGTACGCGGATACTTGCTCGATCCCTGGAGATACCGTTGTTTCGGACAACATATTCTGTGAGAACTGTAGGACTACCTTGTTTCCTGCTGTGGCTGTCGCCGTGTAGGTTGGTTCATCGCCCCTGGTCAGAATGTCAGCGTAGTTGTTTGCTGGATCTATTGCCGTCCCGCCAGCATTTTTGAGGCCCACAACCATCGTTCGATAGAAACCACCAAACGTTGTCCCTGTATGGGTGATTACGGCAGATCTTGGTCCGAGAGGGCCTATTGTCCCGGCAATTACAGAAATAGTGGTTACCGGTGCACCACCCCAGAATGGCGTAAAAAAATAGGAAGATGGGCTGTAAAAAGCAGCACTCGACTGCATATCTTCTGAAAACGTGACTTCTATGCGGAACCCATCGAGGCTGACTGCGCTCGTAACTGTGGGCGCAATGCCAGCAGCACCCCAAGTATCCACTCCCCACGACCCTATGCCATAACCCGCCATTTGCCTTCCCTTATAGGGTAAATTCTGCTGAGTGGTCTTCTTTTAGCACCACTCTTGGTATTTGGATTCCCAGTCGATCAACCGTTATTGTATAAGCCTGCCCGATTGCGACAACCGGCATCCTTCGTTCGATCCGAATTAAACTAGGAGCCGGAGTTACCCTGTAAATCAACGATCCAGATGGGACTGTTCCCACAGGGCCACCCTGCCCACTGATCAAAGTTTCCAATCGGTACGGCCCAGCATTAGGACCATCAGCAATGGTTAACACCTCTCCCTCAACCGCATCTGAGAAGTCGGCACTCGCAGTGATATCCTCGATAACGCCGTCCGTGATGGTCAACGTCCCTGTGAGGCTTGACGGCGATGTTGTAAAGGAACGAGGTGTTGAATCATCCCCTAATGGGTACACCAAGATCTCTTTGACGATCCAACGTCCGGCATTTGCCCCACTGGAAATCGTTACCACTGCCCCTGGTGAAATGGATCTGAAACTTCTATATGGATCGCGAAAAAGCCCCCGATCTGTCAGGGTTTCACCGGCAGACCCGACTAGTTCTTTTGCCCCCAAACAATATTTCCTGAAATCCTCGTATCTGTAAATATCAAGTTCCCAGGTAACCTCATCCTCAAATAGGGGGCCAAATGCCTCACAAAAAAGGAACCTGAATTGAAACAATTTGGTTGCAGGTTTGAGGGCCCGAATGACTAAACGAGCGTTCTCCTGCAAAACAAAGGGATCATCTGGGAAAGAATCACAGTTTTCGGTTCTGATGTTGATTTCAAGCTCATGTTGCTCATCGAACCCCCAAGCTGAACCGGGAGTGTCTCTTGCTACAACAGCTTTCTCGATGACCTCAATATCAGCGTCTGTGAGTAGCTCTAGGCCCTGCTCTATGGTGGTCGCGGTGGCCCCATCAAGTAGCAGTAGGATCATGCGCTTCAAAAAGGTGCGGTATGTTAGATCACCATCAAGTTGGGGGATTCCGTCGTCAGCATCTGGGAACACCAGAGATCCAATGATCTGGTACAAAAACTCTGGCCGTGTGAAATCTACATCTGAGTCATAAAAAACTTCCTGGAGAGCAACCTGCGCCTTAGCTATTTGCTCGGCTGCCGCCTGAAACTGCAACGTATAAAAAGGCCCGGTGACCTGAGAAACATAGTTTGATGGCAACAACTGGTAGAACACACTTAAGATGTTCTCCACCAAAGCTCTGGTCTTGTCTTGGTAGTCTTGCCCAGATTGCGGTGTGCTAGACGGGTTTTGTACTATAGATGACGGCAGGTACTTAGTGTTGTTGCCGTCGTCGTTGTTACTCATCACACATCCTCATCGTACGTAAAGTCAAAATTACCGACCTCAACGAATTCGACTTCTCCCGGCTCCACATTTTTTGTCCCTGAGTCCGCACCAACAACGTAGGTTACCGTGTAGTCATAGCTTGTGGGCAATTTCTGTGGCTCGTGGTATTGGTAATCTACCAGAACATGTTGGCCAGACAAGATCGTCCCCGCAGCAACCCGACGTATTCCTGTTGGTGTTGTCAGTGTGCCGCTGTCAATCACATAGTCTGGGCTTGTCCCTGTGCTAGTGTACTGAACCGTGCGATCTGAATTCCACACAGCGATTGTTTCGGAGAATATACCGTTGTAGGCCAAGAACGAGATCTGGTTGCCCACCAAGTTATGGCCTTCTCCGGGTACGGTAGATACGCCGCCGTCGAGTGTTACCAAAACACGGTTGGCTGTGCGGGACTTACGTTGAGCCGCAACCCAAACTTGGTTTTCCTCTAACGTGGTGTATGGGGCCTCCGCAAACAATGTTGCGTCATCTGTGTATCCAGTAATGGAGATGCCACCTGATCCAATGATGAACGAATTGCCTGTGCTATTGCTCAGGGGGACACCTTGGGCGTTCGGTGTCGCCGTAACAAGGGACAAAGCTGCGTCACTCTGGAAAACCCCCCTGAATTCGTTCTCCGGGCCACCTCCGTTGGTTGTGGCAGACTTAAGGGCGTCCGTAAGTAAATAGACAGAAACCTGAGCAGACGACCACTGGCGGATCAGTGTGTAGTCCGTGTCTTGTTGAACAACCAACTCCTCGCGTACAACCGTGGCACCCTCTTCCCGTACCATCTTGGTTAACGGTACAATTATGTACGACACACCATCGGTTGTTTCGACAACCCCGATTATATCCGATTGCCGTAAGGGAATTCCTTGGCCGAGTGACCCAAAGTAATTGGCCAGGTTGGTTGTGATCAAAGCTCCTGTTGTATCCGGCGATGCGCCCTGGTTCAACACAATTGTTGCTGAAATATCAACCGGAGATGGGATCGACTCTTTGACCAGCACATCGGCACCAGCATGGCGCGTGGCGTTAATCACGCGCTGCACCGCGCTGACGACACTGTTGATAACGTACGTTACAGTGAAGTTCTCATCGTGTTCATAGTCGATCAACACCGTTTGGCCTGAAGCAATTGACCCCGTGTCAGTCCGCTTCAATCCAACAGGCGAAGTTTGTGTTCCGTCAATGATTGTGAAGTCTGTTGCGCCGGTAACACTGAACGGCCCGTTGTACTCTATGGTTCGATCCTCATTATAAACGTGTACCGTGAGTTGGTTGGCCCCCAAGCTTTGGAGGTACTCGATATGCTCACCCAAAAAAACGTGATCCTCGTCAACAACAGAAACAGGATCACCCGATGGTATTGTCAGACCCTGGTCAGCGGCTTCATCAGCTACAATCTGGAGGTAGTCTCCTGCATTGATGGAGCGCCCCTTTGCTAGCGGGGCCTCTGGGTGGTACAGCGCAAAGGTATCCGACGAAACTTCCCCCGTCACAGTACCTTCAAGAGACTCGATTGATCTAACAGGTTGGCGCGGGAAAACAAACTTGTCGCTCGTTCGATAACGGTAATAGCCCAACACAACATCGTTTAGATCAACTTGCGTCGGGTCGTTGTGCGTGTCGGAAAGCTGGATCAAGTTGTAATCCAAGATCTGCACATCAATGAGGCTCATTGTGATGCTCTTGGATACATTGCGGAAAACATATCCGATCACAGGGATTTCCAGCATTTCAATAATAGGGAAGCTTGTTGAAAGCCGTGGGTCAACCGCCCTGAAGATCAAGTCCTGCGGATTACCAATAACCTGGAATTGGATATTGCGCCCAATCTCAAATGAAAAGGCAAACGCATCGGTAACAGTGGAGAGGTTTTCTCCCCTGATCCAAATGTCTACGCGCCCACCACGGTGTTCACCATCAACGGGATCGTAGTCCCTTTGCATAAGAGGGTTGCCAGCCTCAATAACTCGAACTTCCTCCACACCGGGAGCATCAATGGCAGCCTGTCGGTATCCTTGGTATGTTCCAGAGTCCACCGAAGAGAGCCGACCCTGCGCCCTGGCTGCAAGATCTCGGTTAGACTCCTCTTCGGCACCACCAAATGTAGGCCCTTCATTGACCACCAATAAACCTGGCAGGGTATCCTCGATGCTTGTGATCTGGCCAGCAGATACGTTACCAGCTTCACCAACGTCTTCAGCTTGAATCGCAACCCGCACCGAGTACCTACCAGTCACAGGGTTAAAAAAACTGGCAATATTGGAAAGGGTGATTTCAGCGTTCTCGGTTGTCCTGAAATTAAGACCGCCACCAGAAACCGTTGATCCAATGGGAACGGGTACCGATGATGGAGGAACCCTTTTTGTGTAAAAGGTAGCCTCACCAGCAGAACGCCTCCCAGAACGACGAAAGACACCAAACTTAGAAGCCAGATGTTCAAATGATGCATCAATAACAGCCTGCACATCATCGTCACTGACCAAAAACAAGGCAGCTTTCAGGGCCAACTTGTAGTTTGATTCAGAGACAGGGACGGACTCTCCCGTTCCTGTGGGATCATCAATCGGCAAAAGGGTTGTAAACGATTGGGCCCTATGTAAAAAGTCCACCAAGAACCGCAATCGCTCGGCCTCTGTTGAAAACGGATCGATAAATGTGTCGCGCACCACGGCCCCAGCTTGAATAGACACTTGGGGTTGAGTGCGAAAGATCGACAAAGCCGTGTCGTCAACGAGTTGCTGGCGCGTAACATTGGGAAACGTACCTATGGCCGGTGTGATCAAAATTGGATATCCAACAAGCTCTGGCGAAAAAAACGATTCAAGCTCTAATTGGGTTGTTGGATCATAGTAAACTGCCGTGACCACGTAATAAAGAGGGTCAGTTTCAGCAATTGCATTGAACTCATTGTTAGGGATGGCGGGATCTTCAGATGTGGTGTCCGCTGACCGGTCATGCGTAAACGAATAATAGGAAACCTCGCGCACAGAGCTAACAACCATGTTTGTCCGTACCTTACGCACGGACTCAGCTACTTCCAAGCTTTCGTTGAAGTCTGTTTGTAGCACGACATCTAGGGAATTTTGCTGCGTCCCAACATAGTTAAGGAAAAGGGGGTCTGCGGCTGGAACACCTGCGGGAGTCAACTTAACGTCGGCGTCAACTGCCAACGTACCTATTTCGTCTAAAACCTCTTCCCGATCACCCACATTTACAAGAGAAGGATTGATCTGAAAATATCCATCAGCACCACCACCCTCGTCCACGGCAGCATAAAAGTTATACCCCTGGATGTTGTCGTTTTCGAGTCCCTCAACTGTGATCCGTACTTTCCCATCCATCTTCTCTATGGAAATCCCAGAAGGAGCCTCCACGATAAGACCAAGATCCCCCTCTTGGACTAAACGCGCGGTCGTAGACGACGTGCCTGAAACAGCCCCAGAGGTGCTGATCGCCCTCACATCAATAACGTTATCTCCCAACAACAAAGGAAGGCCCTCTGGATATGCTGTTGGATTGGGGACAGTAAAAGATACCCCCTCAAACGTGATCAAATCTGGGTTGCTGGAAAACGCCGCCCCACGGATCGATACCTGCATATCGACTGTGCTAATATCCATCCGTCCTGTAAAGAAACGGAACGATCTTACAGTCGAAAAAATGTAATTCGTCCGGTAGATCCCGTCAGGGCCTAGAAACTCTGGAGCATTCGCCATTGCCCGTTACCCCAATGACAGCAAGACACCATCTCCCTTAACAGTGGAGATAACGCCCGGCACAGTAAAAACAATTGTCAAAGTTATCGGATCGGAAGCCGCGTTCTGCACGACCACATCAACCAGGAACGTGTACGGATTATCGGGGCTCACAGTGGTTTGTACGGATAACACCCGATACAAACGCTCCTTGAACGTAACCACCTGGTATTTGGCCTGCTCTTCTTGGATCGTTTGGAATTTGTCCAAAGCACGCCGTACGTCTTCGTTGATAACAGCAGCCACGCCGCCGATGGCCTTACTTCCAATGCGGCCTCGTATGGTCGTCCCGTACCACGTATGATAGGGGTTTGACCCCAAATCAGTCAAAATGATCTTGAGTGATGCCTGGTACAGCAAGTTCTCGTTGTCGATTAAAAGCACAAACCCTTGCGGGGTAAACCGATAATCGTTTTCAATCAGAGTGCCGCCACAACGTAAGCATCTTTGTGGAGGGGCCGCGTATGTGACCTTGAAAACCGGGTTGGCCTTAACTGGCTCGTTGAACCTGGGATATAAGTTTGTGATTGAATCTGGGCGCTTGTAGAGTTGCCACCCAGGGTAAATCTGGCGACCCTTTGATCCACGTTGTCTGTCAAACCCAAGAGCGTTGGCGGCGTCACCTCGAATTGATAGGGTAGATTGAATCCCAATCGTACTGGTTTCGTTGATGCGCAAATAACCGTTGTCACTCTTGACTGTAAACGTCTGTGGATCGGTTGCACGAATTGCGTTCACAATCTGAGACGTCTGAACCCTAGACCCGGATGGGACATTGAGTACCCTTGTCTCAGTCGCGGTGCTGATCTGGAGACTTGTAAACCCAGCCTGAATGTTGAATGGCCCTGAGAAAGATCCCACCAACTTAGCTGACGAAAACAAACCACCAGAGGGGATGTAGTGCGCATTGTTGATCGTGATTTGCACAGATCCGCTAGAAGCGACTGGTTGACGTGTTGCCAACGACATTCGATCTGAACCCAACACTACCCGTTCTTCAATCGTGTAGTGGGGGCATAAGTGTGCAAGTTGTACATCAACTGACATAAAAAACTCCCTACCTTTCTCTCAGTAGAAAATATAGAAGGTCTATGCCATAAGTGAGAGCCAGATCTCTTCTCCGACATCTTCGTAAAAAGGATCGTATTGAGCCAATCGCTCAGGATCTGTATAGGTACCGTCCGTCTTACCATCAGGGCCCTTCTCAAAAATAATCCCATCAATCAGGTCTATTATTTGTTGGCTTCGGAGATTATCAGAGAATCGATCTGTATCAAGGTCGGGGATCGCATAGAGCGTCCCCCCAAAAGCCTGGGTCAAAAGATCGTCACGTTCTTGCACAAGCTGTTCTCGAAGATCGCACAACTTTAGGATTCGGTGCTCCAACTCTTGTACTTTCTCGCGGATAGCTTGCGTACTAGGCCGCCGTAACGTTGCCATCAAATCTGCGACCATATCTGTGTTCTCATTAAAATCAGGCCGGTAGCTGTATCTGTTGGGGATGTACTTTTTGAGTGGGACAAATCCACCGGGGTACGCATAATAGGTGCCAGTTGGTTCGTTATACTCGGCAGTTTGTGGTGCAGCAACGCCGCCGTACGGGTAATTGTAGAACAAAGACTCCTGGCCGTCGGGACTGTCCACAAATTGAGTTTCGTCGGGCATCAGGAAATGGGAAATATCAAACGGGTTCCCCCCAGAAGCCACATAAGCCTGCATGAGTTTTTCCAAAGTTGACCCAGCAGACACAGATATCCCCTCTCGTAGCTCAGTCACCGTGATCTTGCCTGTTTGTGGGTCTGTGATTCGTTCGTATTGCACACGAACACGACCAATACGAAAAAGCTCAGCTTGGATTACCTCCAAGCGACTCGCCACATCGCGACGTTCCCTCAACAGAAAAGATCGCACATAGATCCAGTAGCCAACCCGAAACCTAGCGTTTGCACCAAAAGATGACATAGATCACCCTCCAAGTAGATCGATCACAAATGAGGGAGCCCCACCAGACAACAGAACTGCCCCTCCCCCATAGGCCAATGCTGAATCGGACGGCTTGTTCTGCGCACCAACAAATGCTGCCATTACCCCGTCAGATCCATCAGCCAGCACAACAAGACCATTCACAGTGGGGAATTTTATCTGGGTAAGCAACTGTATATACGCGGTGATGCGGTTTATTAATTGTTGAAGCTCTATGATACGAGCCTCCAAGAAGTCTATATATTGCTGAATGGCGTTTGTGGTCGATTTAGTGCCAGTCTTCAACGTGTTCAACCACAAGCTGATGCTCTTGAACAACTGTTGAAGCTCCGGCATTGTCAGAAACAACCGAGCAGCGATCCATTCTCCATCGGCGGCTGGTTTTTTGAAGGCCGCCGAAGCCAAGTTCAAAACCAAAGCAGCTTGGCTGTAAACCTCTGGACTGAACAAACTACGACAATAAAACACCTTGCCGCCTGAACCGCCTTGGATCAAGTTGTTTTGGTTCACGTAGGCCACCGGTGAAAAATCGGCTGATCCGCGCACATACACAACGCCCTCGGCTATTCGCCGGTACTCATCGGGGACTTTGTACACAACCTTCCCGTCTTCCCGACGTTTGATGGTTCTGAAGAAGTTTTTTAAGTGGGGGTTGTCGGTTATGATTATATCTGCCTGAGCCTGGGTCATATTAGCGGGTAACTTCCCAGAAACCACTTTGCCACCCACGATCTTCTTGTAGTTCAGTGTTTGCTCAAACTCAAAGAACCCTGTCCCACCAGTCGGTGCTGTACGCTGAATGATCCCAAACTTCTTGAGGAAAAAATCACGCTCTACAATTTGTTCAGGAGATCCCAATGACCAGGGATTCAGGGCGATACCGAATTCTTCTGATCCTCCTCCATCGGGCGTGTCCACGGTCTTCCCGCCGACAACGCTTCGAGTTGCCTGGTAAATATTCAGCGACTCCAGAATTGTCATATCTCCAAACCAGTTTTTGATGTATGGATCGTTGGAGAATGTCGTGTTCAGGCTATCTTTCCACTTCCAGGCCCTCAATTCTTTTGTGCGCGATACCACAGATTTCTCCAGGGCTGGCATCGAACCCAACGAATTGTATAACAAGTTGGCCAAACGCTTACATCGATTGAGTAGATCACTCCTAAAATTTCGAGGACGACCACCCTTTTCTTTGAATTTGAAGTCGGGGGTGGGGTAGATTCGTTTCATCAACGATGCCAGTCCCTCGAGTCCTGTTTTCTCGTCCGCCACATTGGTGTCCGGCTCAGAGGGGCTGTCTTTGAACGTAGCTGTCGGTAGATCAGACCGACTGAGCACGAGAACCACCAAGGCAATCGTGATTGTGTCCAAGTAGGTTTGCGTGTTTTCGTCGGGAAACGTGATCACAACAGGTGTTGACGGCTCTCCTATATCAGAACCCATCTGGGCGCTGCTTGTTGCTTTAACGGGCTTCCCAGGGGTGTCTATCGTGTCGCCATCAATATTATAGGTAAAGGATTTGGATGCAGGGTTTCCCGACACTGACCGAACACGCACATAATACGTGGTGGGGCGCTCTAGCACCTTTACGGTCACGTTGCCATTCGATCCCACCGTAAATTCAGCTTCGTTGGGCAGATCTTCTTTTTTGAGGGTGATCCCGTACCCGTCCCCAGGGAAAAATGCGTTTTCCGTCTGAGTCACAAAAAATGTACGTTGGAGGAGATACTTCCCAGTCGGCACATCATAAAGCATCTCTAGGGGAATTGGGGATCTGTCTACAGGAGATCTGGTGGAATAGATCCGTGCAGCACCTGGTTTCATATTCCCCAAAATATCTACGGTGTTGTTGAACTTAAGGCGGTCAGAGATATAAATTTGATCTGCGCCACCAAACAAAGTCAGTGGTTTACCCAACGGATCAAGAATCCGACCGTGTTCTCGAACCTGAACTAGCGATGACCCCCTGCCTTTGGTCAACCGTGAATCCGCCTGGGGCCGCTCGTAGTAAACGTGTAGGCCGTCCTTTATCGTAGATACCTCAACGATAAACCCCTGTGGAGCAGGCTTCAGAAACGGGATCGCCGGGTCTTTGGTGGGGGTTGCGGACACCGTCCAGGCAACTCGCGCCGTGGAGGGCGGATCAGTACTCAAGCCCTCTTCAAATAAAGCACTTAAATTACGGAAGTCGAAAATCGACGCACCCGCAATCCCATATGTTGCCTTCAGATTTACAGGTACCGGCAATGATTTTTTGCCTGGGGCCTCACGGTTGAAAAATTGAGTAAAGTACTTGATCGGTTCCAAAATTTGGTGGATTTGCCCCCCATCTACCGTGGACGTATAGAAAAAGAAGGCAACCACTTTGGTCGCGGTACTGATCTGAGGCCGCGTGGGATCATCTTTGTTCATGAACCGGGAAATCATACGTCGTTCGTAGGCCGAGTACCCCCCTTGCAGATCGTCAAACGGGTATGACACTAAATTCCAGTCGCCTGCCAAAAACAACCCAATTTGGCCCAGGTCGTTGATGTAGTTGTCTATCTCCTTAATCAACGCATCTAGTATTGCCTGTATTGGGTCTAAGTACCCGAAACTGGCCGATTTGATCAAGTTTGTGACTTGAAGGGCAATGCTCAAAAGGTTGTTGATGAAGTTGCCCGCTGTGACAATGCTTTGGGCAGCATCTGTAACCTCTTTGGGGAGTTCCCCTATAGTCATCGATTCCCATTGGCCAATTTTTGCCATTACTCACCGCCACCAAACTGATCTTTGTTTTTTATCTCTTTGAGTTTGGCCACTGTGGCCATATCAGCTTCCATCTGTTGTTGTAGAATATCTCTAAGTTGCACCAAGATGGCTTGATTCTTTTTTAAAAAATCAGGCGTTGCTTTCCCTAGTTGGAATTCTTGCCAGATACCGGGATCGATCCCTTTGGATTTAAGTTCGTCTTCTATGCTCATGGACAACCATCTCCTAGAGACTCTTTACGCAAAACCAAGTCTTTCTCTTTTTCGCGTTGATCTTGCTTTTTACCGAGGCGATCTTCTTCGTCTTTTTGCTTCTCCGACTTGGGTGAGTCGAGTTTTTCAGGGAGTTCTTTGTTCAATCGATCTATTGCCGGTAACGTCCCATTTACCAAGTGTGTTCGGTAATTTAACCACGTGTAGCGCAACTGCCTGAATTTGTCCCGTCGATCCAACACCAGCGATATTAGGTCTGGCAACACTGGCCGCACAACGCCACCTACTGGGTTCGTAAAATCCGTGTAGGGCGGAACCAGCGAGTCCAACCTGTAATCCAAGATCCAAAAACGCCTATCCAAGATCGACAAACAATCAGACGAACTTGCAAAAGGAGTGACCGACTCCAACCCGCGTACCCCCTCAATCAAACTGTTGGGCAAAACACCAAGACCCTCATCTGGGATTAACGGAGAACCCAAGTCTTCGGCGTGTTCATCGCGCTGGAACACAAAATAGGAGCCCGCCTTCTTACCTGAAATCAGAGCCTCTATCTCTTCCATCCACGATAACAAACGCTCCCGCATCAACAAAATAAGATCAATTGCCTCTTGGGAAAATAATCCAGAGGGACGGATGATCTTGTACGAGAACGGCCTGATTGAGTAAAAGTTGTCTTTAAAAGAATTTGGAGGACTCCCGTTATCCCCAGCTTTAGATGTGGGCCGTAAGTCCATTTGGCCTTCCCGATCAAGGTGGGCAGACGTGAACGGAGCCGCATTCAACTGAGAATCATGTGTTGTCGGGTAAACCGCATAACCATACGTTGAAACAGGAGTTCCTTCAGGGAATACCTTGTCTGTGGGTAGATTACTAAAATCACCAGAAAACTCAGAAACGCCCGTGACTTCTAGGCTGTCGTTGTTCACCACGTTAATGCGGTAAAATCCTCGATTGTCGTCAAGATCGGACGGCCTACCAGCCTCATACGAAGGTGCGCCTCGAGCATCAATGGATTGGTCACCAAAAGGACGAACCCCCTGTTCTGGGATTGTGGGTACACCTGTCGGGCCTGCCAACTCTCCTGCTGGGTCTACGATCAAGATATCATC